GTGTGGTTCTGGATGGCTACGGGGGCACCGTGAACAATACAGAAGTGAAGCATGCGTCGTTGGAGCAGGAATCCGATGACTTCGTGCAGCTGGCCGGCGGCGACCTTCCTCCGGTGTACCAGGTAACCCAGACTTTTAACGTCCTCTGGCAGGAGACTTAGAGCATGTCCGCAACGCCGCATGATGGAGCCGGAACCGTCTTTTCGTTTGGTGGCACCGCGTTCACCGTCACGAATATCGTCGTGAGCAACACGGACCCGTCCGCCGATGACACCATCGACGTTTCGCATCTCGGCCTGACCACGGGCAACAGCGTCCGCACCATCAACCGCCCGCTGCAGGGCTCGGCGACGGACACGGGCCGCGAGGTTGTGGTGGACTACCTCGGCACGAACATCATCAAGGATGCCAGCACGGGCACGCTTTCCCTGACTGTCGGCGGATCGACTGCAATCAGTGCAGCCGCTACCGTCTCTGCGTCCACGCTGACGTTTGCTACCAATGACGCCGTGCGGGGCCAGGTCACCTTCAAGGTCGCGCGCTACTAAGCCTGACGGAGGACCGTCATGGCTACCGAGTGCGCAGGCGTTACCGCGACGTGGAATTCCACGGCGTTCGGCGAAGTCACCGACATCAAGGTGGTAGCCGGTGGCGGCCTGCCGATCGGCCGAGACAGTACGTTTGCGCTTGACGCAGGCACTATAGAGATTGCGTGCCTTGCGACTGCAAACATCACGATGGCCCAGCACGGCCTAAAGGCTGTGCTTGATCTGTCCGGTGGTGGCATGACCTTCACCACGAAGGCCATCTGCCAATCACTGCAGCTCGCCGGGAAGGTCAATGATGTGGCCCGGTATTCGGCCACGTTCAAAATCGTGAAGGAGTAACGATGGCACTGACTGCAGAGCAAATCCTGGCGGCCGACGATCTCGGACTCTTGAAGGTCAACGTGAAGGAGTGGGGCGGCGAAGTCTACATCCGCGTGATGACCGTGGGCGAGCTCGACGGCTACCAGAAGGAATGGGTCGGCAAGCGCGAGACGGGCGTGGACAACTTCCGTGCGAAGTTCCTGGCACGCTGTCTGTGCGACCAGGCTGGCCAGCGGCTCTTCAGCGATGAGCAGATTGAGCAGCTGGCGGCGAAGTCGGCCAAGGTGGTCGGCCGGCTCTTCGACAAGGCAGCGGCACACAACGCAATCACGGAGAAGGACGTAGAGGAACTGGCAAAAAACTAAGCATCCGCCCGACGAGGCGTTTTCTGTTTCGTCTGGCGGGGCACCTGAAGATGACTGTGGGCGAGCTCGAGCGGCGCATGTCGGCCGTCGAGTTTGCGGAGTGGCTGGCGTACACGAGGTATTTCGAGGCGTTGCCGGATTCGTGGCGGGAGACGGGACTGATAGCAAGCGCGGTGCTTGCCCCGTATTCCGCCAAAGGCAAGGCACCACGGGCCGAAGACTTCGTGCCGCTCGACAAACCGCCGCAGCACCAGCAGCAGATGGTAGATCAGATCAAGCAACTGAAGAACTTTTTCGGCGGGTGATTTATGGCGACTGTAATCGGCGTAGGCATGCAGATGACTGCCAATGCCTCTGGCATGACCAAGGGTCTGTCAGACGCCGATAAGGCATTGCAGTTGCTGCAGAAGATCGTTGACCAGAACCAGAAGAGCCTGCAGCGTTTCACGGGCGAGGCCGACAAGACCACGCAAAGCCTCGACAAGCTGAACCGGGGCGTGAGCACGCTGAGCACCATTGAGATCGGCCGGGTGCTGGTGGACGGGTTTACGGCCCTCGGCAGTGCGTTCACGAGCGCAGCACAGAACGTGCTGACGCTGGCCGGCAACGTCGCCCAGTCGCTTGATTCGTTCAACGACTTGTCGGCGCGGACAGGGATTGGCGTAGAGGCGCTTCAGGGGTACACGCTAGCCGCGAAACTAGCAGGCGTCGATACCGAGCAGTTTGCCGGTGCGGTGCAAAGATTGGCCGTGACGATAGGCAAGGCGACCCCCGGTGATGCCCTCGACAAGTCGCTGCGCGCTATCAACCTCAGCGTGGCAGAACTCAGGGCGCTTTCGCCCGAACAACAGTTCTCGGCCATTGGTGATGCGATCTCGGCCCTTCCCACTGCGGCAGATCGCGCAGCCGCTGCCGTCTCAGTCTTTGGCAAGCAAGGTGCCGCCCTGGCTCCGCTGTTCCGCGAAGGTGCGGCCAGCATCGAAGAGCTGCGAGACCGTGCTGAGCGGCTGGGCATCATCGTCACCGAGACGCAGCTGAACAATATCGGCGACATGAACGACGGCTTTGACCTGGTGCGAGCCACGGTCGAAGGGATCATCGGGCAGGTGATTGGCAATCTTGCCCCGGCCGTCACGGATGTGACGAACCAGTTTCTGCGATTCGTTGAGGAGTGGAGCGGGGCTCAGGGCGAGGGCGGCACCGGAATCGCCAACGCGATCACCGACGTGCTGCTGCAAGGCGCGGAATTCTTTGCCGGAATCTTTGACAGCTTCGTGAAAAACTTTGAAGGTATCTCGACCACCCTCGCAGATGTTGGGGAAGTGTTCCGCATTGGCGGGCAGCTCCTGCTGTCTGGCATGGAAGGCTTCCGTGCCGTGTTCAACGTCATCCAGATCGGCATTGACCAGCTGCTGATCGGGTTCGGAAAAGTGCTTGAGGGCATCGGCAGCTGGGTAAGCGATGACCTTGAGCAGTTCGGTGCTGGCCTTGCTGCCGCTGCCGAAGAGTCTGCCCGCAAAAATGCAGATGAGTTTGACGCCGCCGCAGCAAACGCGGCCAATGCTTTCAACAGCGCCGTGTTCGGTGGTGATGCTGCCGCCAGCGGCTCCGGTGCTGCGACCGAGTTTGTGCAGGGAATGCGTGACCAGATCGAGCGGGAACGCACCCCGCAGTTTAAGGTTGAGACGAACATCGAGAACACGCGCGAGCGATTCGATGCGTTCTTCAATGGCATTGTTGAGCAGGAAAATGCCGTCACCGATGCCATGCGGGAGTTTGAGGCGGCGACTGCTGCTGTCGTAGATCCGCTGAACATGACCAAGGAGGAAATGGATCGGATCAACGCGGCACAGGAAAATGTGAACACGCTGATTGACGAGGAGCAGCGGAAGCGTATTGAGGCCGCCGATGCCGCCACGGCTCAGGCCGACGCAGACGGCAAGCGTGTGGACAGCCTGCTCAAGACAAGCGACGCCGCTAGCAAGCTCGAGGAAGATTTGGCTGCCGTGGAGCGTGAGCGGCAGAGAATTGAGGCGGCCGGTGGTGAGGATGCCCAGGCCAGGCTTGAGCAGTTGGATGCACTTAGGGCCAAGCTGGAAGAGCAGCAGCAGGCCCTTGACCAAGGCTTCGGCCAGGGCTTTGAGCAGGCTTTCGAGGGGGCAGACAAGGCCGTTGACACCGCCATCGAAAAGGCGGCAGAGTTTGGCCAGGTAGGCTTCGACGCCGCGCAGCAGTTGGCGGATGGTGTTGCTGAAGCCCAGCGGCAGGCAGAGGCTGGCATCCTCAACCAGGAAGCCTACGACGCCGAGGTGGCCCGCCAGCAGCAAATCTTCGATCAGCGGATCGCCAACGAGAAGCAGGTCATTGACGAACGCAAGAAAGCCGAAGACGAGGCCGCCAAGGTTCGGCTGCAGCAGGAAGACCTGGTCAACAACCTCATTAAGCAGCAGCAAGTCGGTGGCGATCAGGAACGCATCGCAGCCGCCGAGAACCTCGTGGCGATCAACGCCGAGATTGCCCGCGCCGAGCAGGCAGCCGCCGAGGCCCGCAAGGCCGGCGACGGCGAAGCCCAGCAGGCTGCCCTGACTCGCCTGCAGCAGCTCGACCAGGTGAAAGCCAAGGAAGAAGACATCGCCAGCGGTTCCGCCAGGCAGCGCCAGTTATTCCAAGAGCAATTCATCAAGCAGCAGGAAGAGGCTGCCAAGGTCCAACAACAGCAACAGCAGGCTGCCGCCCAAGAGCAGGCCCGCTTGGCTGAGGAGCGCCGCAAGGCCGAGGAAGCCGAGTTCAACCGCCAGGTGGCCCGCATCACCGAGCTCAACACCCTCGGCTCTCGCACGGTGAACACCGCCGACATTCGCACGCAGGAGGGGCAAGCCCTGGTCCTCGGGCTCGCCGCGAATGCCCAAGACCCGGCGCTGATCGAGGCCCGGCTGCAGACAAAGCAGCTGCAGCTGATCGCAGGCGGTATTGCCCAAGCGGCCGGAAACTACTTCAACACGCCCGTTGCCATAGTCGGCGGCGCGGTCCTTGGGTGATCTATGCCAGGCACCATCGTCGCAACAAAAGAACTTGCCCGCACCTTCGAGAACGAAGTCGGCAGCGCCGGCGGCGTGGCGAAGCGTCGCTGGGTGTGCATGCTCAGTGATGACACGCTGACAAACGGCGGCCCGCCTGACATCGGCACCATCTTGACGGCCACAGCCGGCACAGCGTGGGGCGCATACCACCCGGTGCACACGCTGCTGCGGCTTCGCAAAGTGTCGGTGAACGAGCGGTTAGAGGATAACCCGTATGCCCTCGAGGTCACTGGCGAATACGGGCTTGTCACGGCCGACGAGCTGCTGACGCCTACGGCCCGCGCGTCACGGTGGTCGTTTGAGTCAAAACCCGGATCGGTTCCGGCCTTCTTTTACTACGACGGCACTTCGCAATATCCGCTGACAAATAGCGCCTTTGACTATTTCCCGGGGCTGACTACCGACGAAAGCCTTGTGCAGATCAAGGTGCAGAAAAACTTTGCTGCATACCCAAGCCTTTGGCTTGGACTGCAAAACCACCTCAACAACGCCGTGTATCTCGGCTGTGCGATCGACACAATCAAAGTGGTCGGCGTCGATGTGCAGTACATCACGGAGGAGTGGGACAACACGCTGGTTAACTACTGGGCGACCACAGCGACGCTGGCATACCGGCAGTCGTCGCATCGGCTGCTTGTGCCAGACATCGGCTTCAATTTCATTGACAGCGGCCAGAAGCGGCGCGCCATGGTTTTCGATTTTCAAAATGCTGAGTGGATCGCAAGCCCCGGGCCTGTCGGCCTGGACAACAATGGCGCTCAGACAGGCGGGGCTCCTGCGATCCGCTCTGCGCCAGCCGGAGAAGTTGGGCTGCGCGTCAATCCGCGTGGCGACTTCACAACCGCATTCGGAACGCCCCCATGAGCCTCGAGCCTACGCAGTTCACGCGCGAGAGCGCCGAGCGGATCGCCAACGTGGTGCGCGCGGCCGAGCTCGCGTCGCCGGCTGCGAGGCCGCTGTCGTTTGAGCGTGTGGACACGCCGCAGAAGCAACGGCTATTCCGCGTCTGCACCTTCACCGGCGCGTGGTCGATCGGCGACACGAAGACGGTGACGTTCAAGAATCAGACGGCCACGCCGAATACCGCAGCGGCGGTGAATCTGTTCGCTGCTCTCACTGCCGCTTCCGGTTCACGCAACTGCGCGATCGCCAAAGACGGGACGGCGT